GGTGTCAAGGGAAGAGCATATCGGACACCTACCACGAGATGTTCGACCCGATTTCCAAACGCTACTCGAACAAGGATACAAAAAAGCGAAACTAAGAGCACACAGTGACTTTATGTGGAACAACGCTGTAAATGACTGGGCATTAGAATTTTTGCCTTATGCCGATATTATGGTAGAATCTAAGTGTAAGAACCTAGCAAGCATTGCACTATATAAATACTATATGGAGAAGAACAACAATGAGCTATTTGAACAAAATGTATGGACGCAAACAGACACCCGCATTAGAGAAGTCGTCTGATAAAAATCCTAACCGTGTAACAGGCGGTCTAAAAGCACAAGGTGTAGATACCATTACTATGCTAGGCGAAGATGGTAGCTCTCAAGAACTCCCTTCACTTCAATATGTTCGCAGTTTGGAGGAGCAGTCAAGAAAACAGCGAGCCGCTATAGACGTCCTAGAACGCAAGCTGGCTCGCCAAGATACTGCAATTCAACAATTACAGTCAGCTATTATTAACCGTTCTTAACACGTTTAACTAACTCAGCCTTACTAAGACTTGCGTTAGCTTTAATACCGTGAACTTTAGCAACTTCTAGCAATTCCTTTTTAGTCATTGCATTCAGTACTTTGTCTTGATTAGTTTTAGCTGATTTTTTCTTTGTAGTTGTTTTCTTTTTAGGCGCAGCAGGTTTTTTAGCTTCTTCAACGTGCTGTTTGTATTCATCCACAGTCATTGTATCGTGCGGAACAATTTTACCAATACCTAAAAGTGATTTTAACCAATTAATCATAATATTCTCCTATAGGAACTTTTATTTACTAAATATTGTCACAGGAGGAAATAAAAATGATACAAAAATGGATTAATGCTCGAATCAAAGAGCGTACAACATTAGACGGTGTTATTCTAGTAGTAGCAGGAATTTCATTCTTGATCTTTAAGCCAATCGCTGCATTAATGGCATATGCTGCTATTGCATATGGTGCTTGGACTATTTGGAAGTCTGAGTAATGATCGTTAAACTAACTCCAGCAGCGGAGAAACAAATCAACACATTAGCAACAGAGAACGAATGCTACGGTGTTAGTTTAAATGTCAAGGGCGGCGGATGTGCTGGCTTTGAATACGATTGGCAACTTATAGAATCTCCAACAGACTTAGAAGATACTGACGAAGTTATTAAAACAGCAGAAGGTTGTGCTTTTGTTGTAGGTGCTCAAAGTGTTATGTTTTTAATAGGATCAACTATTGATTATAAAAAAGACATCATTGGAGCAATGTTTGATATACAAAATCCAAATGCACAATCTAGTTGTGGATGTGGCGTTAGTGTAAACTTTAACGATTCTATATTTGGCTAATAGGAATGTCAGAGCTTGCAGGCATATCCCAGATTTGCTTGCGCTCTACACCTTTTTTCTGTGCAAATACCTTTGCATCACAGTTACTACATACGTGAAAATAGTTATTATTAAGACGTTTAGGATCCATACTTCCCCTTGATCTTTCAAACTCTGTTCCACAATTATCACAACGAAGTATTACCATAGTAACATTTCTATAGTACTTGTGGATCTTTCCTAGTTTACTAGGACGTTCGTATAATTTCTTTAAAACGTATTCTCGAATGAACATATTGTATTTACATTAAGATTATAAAACGATACGATAAATAACTATGTTAAGCACAAAAACCATAGTGGAGCGTACATAAATGGCAAGACAAGACATTAATATCGGTGTTGAGGGTAATGACGGCACCGGCGATAGTATTAGAGAATCATTCCGTAAAGTAAACGAAAACTTCCAAGAAATTTATGCTATTTTCGGACAAAGTGGAACTATTTCGTTTACAGCATTAAGTGATACTCCAGATTCATTATTTCCAAATACAGTACCTTTAGTTAGAACAGACGGTGGCGCACTTGATTTAGTTGAACTAGCATCTAACAAAGCGTTAGATTCACAAGCAGTTGACACTATTACTTTTAACTATTCTGTTCCTGGAAAACTTATTATTAGTACAGGATTTACACAGTTATCAGACGATACAAGCCCAAGTTTAGGAGCTCCACTAAACGCTGCATCTAATGCTATTGCAAACATTGCTGTATCTAATGAAGCAGCACAACAGTTTAATGATATCCATAATACTAATATTAACATTGACGATCTTGTTATTAACAAGGGTTATGCTGATAGACGTTATATCAGTTCAGGACTTCCTATTAGAGTTGCGCCAGAACCACTAACACAAGATCCATACAAATTAAACATTTCACGTTACCTAAATGGTGATATTGAAGTTGTTGATCACGGATATGACACAAGTATTAACGGTTTAAAATTTGTTTTTGATTCTGTTTATAATGATCCAACAAACTTAAACAGTGAACTTCCTGCTACTGATATTCAAGAAGGAAATACATATAAAATTAAAACAGTAGGCAATGTGCCTTGGCTAACAATTGGTGCTAAGTTCGGTACTGTTGGTGAAGTATTTACAGCAACAGCACAAACATCTGCAACAGGTGTTGTACAGCCAGTATACTTTTTACGTTTTGTAAGTGAAAACTTACTATCAGTATTCTTAACAAGAGATGATGCTTCTTTAGTAAGTGATACAGAAGCTGACGCAGCAAAAACATTTGTATCTGGTATTAAAGCAGACGACGATGTACACCAAATGGTTGATACTGGTGTAGACGAATCATTACAAGGTAATTTCTTAAGCGATGTTGCTATGCCAAGAGATGCCATTGTTCGTAGACAAGGCGATGTGATGGAAGGTATCCTTACTCTTTCTGATCACCCAGGAGAACTAGCAGGCTTTGGTAAACCAAATGGTGCAGACGACTTACAAGCAGCAACTAAGTTTTATGTTGACAATTCAGGATATGCGTCTACACAAAACATTTTTGTTAGCTTAGACGGCGACGATAGAATGATTGGTGTACCACCAGGTAAAGAAGGTGCATCACTAAACTATGCATTCAGAACAATTAATGCTGCGGCAAAACGTGCAGAAGAAATTATTAGAACATCTGCACCAGAACCAGGACCGTATTTCCAAACAGTTACTAAAGAAGAACAAGACAGCCCTGCAGAAGTTACCACTAGAGGATTTGCAGGAACAGACACTTGGGGCGGAATACAAACAGGTGACTTAATTAAGATCAACAGAGAGTATCTCATTGAAGAACTTAGTGGCTGGATCAAATACACATTCCCAGATTTTGTTTACAACATTGACTTGTGCGAAAGAGATACTGGATTAATTCTTGATGCAGTTGAATACGATATTCGTAGAGGTTTAACAGCAAACTTCCTTTCAGTGCAAGCAGCTGAAAGATATTATTCAAGCACAAGCGGCAGACTTGCAATTACCCAACAAAAAACAGAAACACTTGGTTCTATTGCACAGTTAAGTTTATTTGTTGATGCTATTTTAAGAAATAAACTATACAATGAAAAAGAGATTGACTTTATTACTCTTAGTGGTGATTTAGATGAACGTGCTAGAGTACAAACTAGTACAGACCACGGATTAGTTGACGGAGATCAAGTAATCTTTAAAAATATGGGCGGTATGGTTGAAATTGAATGACTTTCTGCTTATGTTAAAAACATTGAACAAGATGATATTGCATTAGATGGTAAAGTAATTGAACTTTACAAAGATAAAGATTTATTAGAACTATGGGACATTAGCACATTTACTCCTTATACAGCTGGCGGCGTATTAGGTCAGGTGTTCCAAGATCGTGTATCAGATTTTGATAGCATTAAAGTTGCTCAAACATTTGATGATCCTAACGCAGATGATACTGCAAGACTTGCTATTACAGGCGATGGTGGTAAGTTTGATCAGATCATTGATATTATGCGTGACGGTATTGATGCTGCTCCGGATCTTGTATATGGTATGAACTACAAACTAGTACTTGACAATGGTGCAAGAACATTTGTAGACCAAGCAGACCCAGACAATACAGATACATTACCTGGTAAAATTATGGTAGGTAATATTTCAGGTGCAGAAGGTCGTATTGTAAAAGTTACAAACAATGATGGTACAGAAGATAATAACGACACATTTGAACTTATCCAATTAAACGGTAAAGACTTCTCAGTTAATGAAACAGTAAGATACGGAAACTTTGTTAAGCAGAAACAAGTTACAATTTTTATTGAGTCGGGTATTTACGAAGAAGACTTACCAATTAAACTTGCTAACAACGTATCATTAAAAGGTGATGAATTTAGACGTGTAATTATTCGTCCTAAGAAACGTGTATCACAATCGCCTTGGGCAGATACATATTTCTTCCGTGATAAAGAATTTGACGAAATTCCACTAGCACAAACTGGTGCACCATTCTATAACCAAACAGGAGAATTGCAAGGTTACTTTGGTAGACATTACCTAACTAATAACGAAGCACCTAGAAATACAGGACCAACTCTTGTTAACACTGGTAACTATACCACTGCTGCTCAAGTTATGAGCTTAAACAAAACATTTATTCAAGAAGAAGTAATTCATTATATTGACAATAACAAAAATGAGTTGCTTTACAATAGAAATACTTGTAGAAGAGACTTGCGTTTAATTCTTGATGCTGTTGCATATGATATTGCTACTGGTTCTAACTATAAGAGTGTTACAGCAGGTTTAGCATATCAACGTGCAAACAATGCTTACAACCTTACATATGAAAGAGCTAATACTATTCTTGCATTAAACGAAGCAAGATCAGAAGTAAACGCCCTGTCAAATGTAGTTGCAGATGTTACAGCAGGTACAAGATCAAATGCAGCGTTTGACGAGATTATTGATATTATTAACAATAACACGCCTGATGCATTAGTCTATCCAACACCAAGTTCATTACCAACAGCTGATGCAGATGATGCACACACAAGATTGGTAAACAACAGAACATTTATGCAAAAAGAAATTATTGCTTGGATAGAAGATCAGTTTCCATTACTAGATTATAATGTTACTAAATGTGAAAGAGACGTAGGACTAATTGTTGATGCTCTAGCATACGATATCTTATATGGCGGTAACAGTGCAACTAGAATTGCAGCAGAAAGTTACTTTGTAGGAACACAAAGTCAGCTAGGTGTAGGAGAAAGAGATGCTACTGTTGCAGCGTATGAAAGACTAGGCGACATTGCTGATGCTATTGTTAGGGGTGTAGCAGTTACACCAACTACTGGTAACCTTGAAACTCAAGATACAAGCGGTAACAACGCATCTGCAACTGAAGGTACTCAAGTAAACAGTCTTGTAAACATTATCGAGACTGTTATCAGCGAAGGCGATTTAGATAACCTTCCAGTAGAAACAGCACCTTCAATTGTTTGGGTTACAGATAGCACAGAAAATGCAGCTAACCAAATTCTTACAAGCACAAACACAATCGTTGATAATGTAATTACTTACTTAGACGACAACATTGTATTCATTTACGATTCAGGTAAGTGTTACAGAGATGTAGGGTTAATTGTTGATGCTGTCATTAAAGACTTGATTAGAGGTGGACAAGAATTTGCATTAGAAGCACAAGGCGAGTACTATTCAAATTATATCAATTCATTTAACATTGACGAAAATGACGGGTCTGCAGGCTTTGGTGGCCAAGCAACAATTACTAGCGCAGCAATACAACACATTTCAACACTGTCAGGAGACCTACTTGCAGGTGTTGCTCCTGCACAAAACGTTAATCAAGAACCTGATATTTCACTAGGCACAGCAGAAACAGGAACAGTAGCACTTGTAGACGGATTAGTTGATCTAGTTACATTTGCATTTGATCCTGCATACAATCCACCTAAACGTAATGATGATGACGGTATGGATGTGTTTATGATGAGTGATGCTACTATTGTACGTAACTGTACAGTACAAGGACACGGCGGCTTTATGGTTGTACTTGATCCTGCAGGACAGATCCTAACTAAATCACCATATATCCAAACAGGTTCAAGCTTCTCTAAGAGTGATAACGAAAAACGCTTTAGAGGTGGTATGTATGTTGATGCGTTTACTGGTAATATTCCAGTTTATATTCCACAAACAATTAATCCAGGTACTGGTGTACAAAATGGTAAAATCAGTAACTTTGAACTTTGGGTACGTTCCGAAGAAGGACAAGGCTTGTTTATTCGTCCACCAGAACTACCGTGTCCGTTCTATGTAGAAGGTAGACGCTATCAGGTTAACGCTATTTCAGACTACGACTCAGGAAACGGCTGGTGTAAAATTTATCTAGATGCTGACTCAAACGACGGCACTGGTTATGATGAAACACAATTCCCAGACGGATTGTACTACAGAGATATCTTCCTACAAACTGCTGGTAACAGAAGTATGCTTGGAAACGACTTTACACAGATCAACGACTTGGGTTACGGACTTGTTACAAACAATGGTGCGTTCTCTGAGATGGTGTCTATGTTCACATACTACTGTCAAGCAGCATACTATGCTAAGAACGGTTCAGAGATTCGTTCACTAAACGGTTCTAATGGTTATGGTTTCTTTGGTCTTGTTGCTGAAGGTGCTGATCCTAACGAAATTCCAGACCAAGTTACACTAAAAGATCCAATGGTTATGCCTGCAAAAGCATACACGACTGTTGATACACCTAACGCTTTTGAAGAAAGTTCATTGTTTGTAACTGATATGCGTTACACTCCAACAATTAACTCTCAAATTACTATTGACCACGGTGGATCAGTTGGTGTTTTAAACTATGTTATTTCTAATGTAACTAATATGTCAGATACTGATAATGATGGTGTAGACGGTAATAGTGTTGATGATATTGTTGCAGTTGGTGGTGTATACAGTAACAGAGTTTACAGACTAGATCTTAGAGCAGACGATGTCAGTGCTACTGACTTCTTTGGTAGTTTGAGAGCTACAGTTCCAAACGGAGCAATTATCGAATACAGACATAACTTTACACTATCATTTGATGGCGTTAGAGAACCAAGTAAGCTAGTAACTCGTCCTTCAACTGCTATTAACTTTGACGAAAGTGACGATATTACATATCGTAGTTTGAGCTTCCAGAATGTTGATACATTTGAACAGCCACTAGCAGCAGATGAAATTTACAGTGGTATTGAAGTTGGCTTTGGATATGTTATTCCAGAAATTGACACAGCAAACTTAGGTAGCGGCTATGGCGGAACACAAGGTGATACTAAAATTGCTATTAAACCTATTCCAAATCCAAAAGATGTAATCAGAATTACTAGAGATACTGCAGGAAGACAACCTGGTGACGCAGGATACACAGGTGGTATGCTGTTTACTTGGTACGGTAAAACACATAGAGTAATCGATTATGATTCTTCAGGTGCATTTACATATATTACTATTGAAGACCAAGGAACAAACATTAGTGGATTTAGTGGCGCAGGTGTTGCAGTAGCAGTTACAGCAAGTGACAGAGTACTTTATTGTGGTCTAGACGACGGTGCAACTGCTGAGATTACTATTGCTATTTCACTATGTCGTGCTACATCACACGACTTTACACAAATTGGTACTGGTGGATTTAATGATTCAAACTATCCAAACGTTATTTTAGGTGATCCTGAGAACGATCTTGCTGATAGCTATTCTGATGCACCAACTGCTACAACTGCCCAAGTTTGGGAAAGACGTAAAGGGCGTGTGTTCTGGATGTCAACTGACCAATATGGTTTCTTCCGTGTAGGTAAGTTCTTCAGCGTTGACCAGTCAACTGGCGACATTGAGTTTGCTGGTGAGATTGGTATTACAAACGCTAACTCACTAGGTTTTAAGCGTGGTGTTACAATCAACGAGTTCTCAGCAGATGACTCGATGAGTGATAACTCAGGACAGGCAGTACCGACTGAAAAAGCTATTGTCGGTTATATTAACCGTGTGCTAGGCTGGAACGTGGGTGCAGGATCACAAATTCAACTTGCTCCAGCTGGTAACAGACTAGGTGTTGGTTTCCTACCATTGAACGGCGGTAGTACAATGGAAGGTGATATTGATATGGGTACAAACAATATCACTAACTTAGCATTACCTGGTTCAGATGGAACTGCGGCAGCAAACAAAAACTACGTTGATGACAAAGTTAATGACTATGATCAGTTAGAAGATCTACGTAACATTGAATTTAACAATATTGCAACTAGCGATGTTGTTGTAGCAACAGGTTATAAGAGAATTTTCTTAACACCAACAACAGGCGGCAACTGGAACGTAGGTGACGAAATTGGCCTACAAAATAGTTCAACTAAACTTGGAACAATTATTGACATTGAACCAATTACAGATTCGTTATTAGGTAACCAAATTATTGTTACTTACTCTGAAGATGCAGGACAATTTGTAATTGGCGAAACATTATACGATAAACCAGGACAAAGCGTATTTGCTACAATTTCAGATGGTCCAATTGATGAAATTGCAAATGCAACAACTAAGAAAGTTGGTAGTGCAGCAGATGCAACTTACACAGATATTGATTTAACTGTTGAACGAGATGCAAGTGGTGCAACAATTAACTTGCAGTATGTAGCAGACAGTATTGTTGATAACGATGTTAACAGCGGTGCAAACATTCGTCAAAGTAAATTGCTTATGGAGACAGCAGATACGTTTGTTGAATCAACAGGCTGGACTGGCCCTAAAGTACAAGCAGATTTAGGTCTTGCAAAATTCAGTGCTGACAACTTTGAAACTTCAAGCGGTTATGTAAGAATTAAAAATAATGGTATCGTATTTGCTGAAATTCCAGATCTTACACAGTATCAATTATATGGTAGAACAGCATCAGGTTCAGGAGATGCAAGTGCAATTAGCTTTAGCGATGTTGCTAAGTTCGGCGCAGGATTAGAAGACAAAGACTTTAACAATAGAGAATGGTCAGATTCTAGTGTTACTAGATTAACATTCCTTACTCCTGTAAGTGTTAATGACGGCGATACTATTACACAAGGCGGTGTAAGCGGAACTGCACAAGGTACTGTTAGTTTGGAAACTACTGTTTACGTTAAAGACGTAACAGGCGGAAACTTTAATCAATCAGGAACTGTAACTGACACAACACTAACATCTACGCTAGGTGTTCCAGATAGTGCTGTAGCAATAACAGAACTTGGTAGTGCATTAATTAGACTAGCAGACGGTGACTATGCAACAACTGATATCTCAATTGGTACAGATGGTGACACTATTGTTAGACGAGATACTAATGGTAAAATTGACAGCCAAGGTGTTAAGGTTGGTGGATTTGACACAGTATTAGTTAACAGTTCTACTTCAACATTAACTGTAAAAACACCAGGTGGTGCAAACGTATTTACAGCAGCAGGTAGTACAAGTGCAGATTTACAAGTTCAAGTTCCAGGACATCTTGTATTAGGTGGAATTACTAATAACGCAGGTAACACAGCATTTAATGAATCAGCTGCTAAGTCAGGTTTAACTGGCGGCTTTGCTGATGGCAGTTATGTTGCGTCTACCTGGATGTATACTAACTTTATTGAAGCAGCAAGTGAATCAGGCGGTAATGCAAACGTTACTACAGGTATTGGTTTAGGTGCAGGAAACGGCTTTACTGATGCTGCGGCAGATACAGTACTATTAATTACTGGCGGCAATCCTAGAATTATAGTTAAAGACAGCTCAATCAAAATGACAGAAAACGTTGAGATTGATACTGCTAATTTAACTGTTGAAGGTAACCTATATGTTAATGCTTCAAATAGCTTGTTTAGAATTAGAGACGGATCAACATCAACAAACAGATTTGTAGTTGACACTGACAATGGTAACACCACAGTTGGTGGTACATTAACAGTTACAAGCACAACAAATCTTAACGGAGCTATTAACCTAGGTAATGCAGCGGCTGATAATATTGTGTTTAATGGTTCTGTAGCTTCTAATATCGCAGCTGACGGTAATGGAACTAGAAACATTGGTGCAAGCGGTACACGATTTGGCACAATATATGCACAAACATTTAACGGTGTTGCGACAACAGCAAAATATGCTGACTTGGCAGAGAAGTATGTAGGTGACGCAGAATACGAACCAGGTACTGTACTAGTGTTTGGAGGAGATGCTGAAGTTACTGTAACTAATACCAAAGGCGATCATAGAGTAGCAGGTGTTGTTTCAACAAATCCAGCTTACTTAATGAACAACGATTTAGATGCGGTAAATACAGTAGAAGTTGCACTTGCTGGGCGTGTACCTTGTAAAGTACTTGGAAGAGTACAAAAAGGTGATATGCTAGTAACATCAGCAATTCCAGGATATGCTATTGTTAACAATAGTCCAGGAATAGGAACAGTAATAGGTAAGGCCCTTGAATCTAAAGACACAGATGACAAGGGTGTAATTGAAGTAGTCGTAGGAAAAGCATAATGACAGACAGAATACCACTAATAGTTGATACAGCTGACGAAAACAAAATTAAAGAATTACCAGCAGGTGATAACTTAGATTTAACTAGCTCAGCAATAATTAACGCCACAAGCATTACAACTACTGGAACAATTACAGCGGGACAAGTAATTGTTAATGGAACTAGTTTAGCAACAGTAGCAACAACTGGTAGTTATCACGATTTAGATAATACACCAGTATTGTTTAGTGGTAGCTACAACGATTTAACTAATAAACCTGAAATTCCAACAAGAACTTTTGAATTATTTGACGTGCTTAACGTACCAGTAAATAACGGAGACATATTACGTTGGAACAACATAAACACACAATGGGAACCACAGAGTTTAAGTTCTAGTGTTGACCTAAGTGAAAAGAACATTCAAGAACTACAGAACGTTATTATTTCAGGTGATGCAGAAAATAAGTTTTTAAAATTTTATGCAGGTGCTTGGAGGACAGCAAATGTTACATACGCTGAAGTACAGAATACCCCAACTAAACTAAGTCAGTTTGTAAACGATACTGGATTTATATCAAGTGAAACAGACAGCCAGTCACTTTCATATGATGGAGAAAATTTAAGTATCAGTGGTGGTAATAGTGTTGCACTAGATAATATTAATGCAGCAATTACAACTAACAGTATTTCAAGTGCATCAGGAAATATTACTATTGCTGCAAACCAAAACGTATACATTAGTAGTGCTAGTGGTGGATTTGTTAATATTTTAAATATCCAAGGCGACCTTACTGGTAGTGTGTTTGCCGACGATAGCACTGTGTTAGTTGATGCAGTAGCAGGAGTTATTCCGGGAAACGTAATTGGCGGCGATATTACAGCAAATCTTAATGGTAATGTAAATACCATAGATGGTCTATCAATTATGGTAGATGCTGTAAACGAGATCATCTTTACTCAATACTTAGACCAGGCAAGTGCAACTAATGGACAAGCATTGGTATGGAATGATTCTAATAGTAGATGGCAACCTGGAGATGTTAACCAAGATACTATTGGAAACTTTACTTTAGCTGCAAGTAACATTGATACAGACGATTCGAGTGAAATTACTATTACGCCTTCGGTTCG